CTTCCGGCCCCTCCATTGAATCGGAGCATTTGTAGACTGTGCAGCTGACTGGAAGGCGTGATTCTGGGTCGTCGAGCCATGATTGGACCCGACCAGTTCTTGCGACATAATCAGGCATCAAACTAGATCAATAAGGTTTGCAGGTTGATAATTAGGGCCTTTCAGGACCTTCCCGTCTTCGCGCTTCAGAGGTTTGCCGTCGACGAGTTTTGACATGTTGGATTTGTGGACTCGATCGAGTGCCACATCGAGCTCCCAGCCAGCAGCGGCTGAGTATTGAAAGCACACATAGACCAGGTCTGCGAGCTCCTTCAATGCCGCCTCGCGTGCCCTAGGGTTTTGCATGTGCCGCAAAGCGTCCATGTGGGCAGTGCGGAACTCTGCTGTTTCTTCTTCAATCAGTGAGGCCTGGATGGTCAAGTGCTCGGGGTGGAAGTTCCCCGATGGTTGCCCCATGATCTCCCTGAATTTCAGAGCTTGTCCCAAAAGGTCGGGTATTTGTGCGGTCATATTCGAGGTGGATTAGTTTGGTGATGTAAGCCCGTGCTTTGAGCAAGTCGTCAAGGCGTGATTCTTCTGCCTTCGCCCCAGCTCGGGTGATGTACTTGACTACATTCCCCTCCAAGAATCCAAGGTCTTGGTCAGCAATGAAGTCCCATACCTGGATCTTGCCAAGTTGGTAGTGTGATGGCGAGAACTTGTTCATGGTGTGAAGAGGATTGGCTTTTGTTTCTTTGCATCCCAGTCTTGAACTTGCAGGATGCGGGCGAGGCGAAGATTCTTCAGGGCTTCTACTTCAGACAGTCCACACTTTTCAAAGGTGTCAACCACTGTTCTCCAGTAATCCCCTTCACAATTACTAAGTACAGCACTAGCACGCTTAGGGCCGATGCCAGGAGCACCGCTAAACCCGTCAACGCTGTCGCCAGTAAGGCACTGGAAGTAGAGCTTAAATTCAGCCTCTTCCGGCGTTTGCGTAAACTCATTTTTTAGATTGAATATCCGACAGGGAATCTGCTCTAAATCTTTGTCAGGTGAGATAAGAACAAAGTTAGAAATGTCTCCCTTGGTGGCAGCAATCCCGAGTGCGTCGTCAGCTTCTAGGCCAGGTAACAACACACTCTTCCACGTGTCCATGCACCACCTTTTGAGTTTCAGGTAGCCAGCAGGCTTGCGCCTTGTCCGGTTGCCTTTGTACGTGGGGTCGATGTCCTTGCGGAAGTTTTTGGTGTCTGTCCAGAAGAGGATGAAGTCGTCACTCTCGAAACGATCTTTGAAGTCCTGCAGGCTTTGCCTAACAATCCTTCGGCCTCTGAGGTGGTCTCCAACAATGACCGTCAGATCAGAGCTGAACTCGAGTTCATCTTCTGCAGCTTGTGCGGCTCGATAGCAGAAGAAATCCATGTCCACCAATAAGGTGGGAGGCTTAAGACTCATGGTGCTTAGTGTAAGTGAATGGGACTTCAGATCTCGTCCAGAAGTCAGTGAGCTCCTCCGGATACCGGTTGCGGATCCACTGAACTTTCCAGTCGGAAATGTCGCCCGTAGGGATTACAAGTACGGGGATAACTGGGTCTTTCACTTTGTCTGTGTTGCCACGCCACGAGCCTGAGTTATTTGGCCGGGCGAGCTTTACGTCGAGTTGGTAGGCGTTGCTGTCGACCACCATGATTAGATCTGATGATCCGGTGCAATTGAGGTTTGGATAAACCTCTGCTCCTTTCCAGGCGGCCAACAAAGCCACCCAGTGCTCAGCCATATCGCCGAGCCTCGACGGGCCTGGGCTAGTGGCAGTCCGCCCAGGAGTTACCTTTTTGAGCCTCTGAGTCAAGCTCGCAACGGAATTTAAGGGTGTGCTGAACATCTTTCATTGCTGCGGTGATTAAAAACATGGCCTGCTCTGCTTGGTTAGGTGCTACCGATATCTGGAGCTCGTCGTGAACGAACGCCAGTGGCCAATAGTCGATCTCTGCTTCGTCTAGTAACTCGTAAGCACGGAGGAGCCAGTTCTTGCAGACGCAGGCCCCGGCCGACTGCAGAAGGTAGTTGGTGGCTGCGTGAGCTTTGTTGCCGATACGGATAGGCCGACCATCCAAACCTTTGAGCACACCAGTGGCAGCCCTTTTCTGAATGGCAGCTGATAACTCAGCAAACCCATCTAGATCCTTCATTATTCTATTCCGGATCTCCTTACCTTTCTTGGCTGCTTGTGACTTAGGTGCCCCAGCCGTGAGGCCTAACTTCACATCGCCACCGCCATAGATTAGGCAGTAAGTAACACCCTTCCCACTCTTTCTGTCCGTTCCGTAGATATCGGCGAGAGCAGTATGTATGTCACCCTCGACTACTTCTTTGGCGAACTTAGAAGAATCGAAAGGACTGAGATAATGACCAAGACAGCGAAGCTCGAGGCCGCTGGCATCAGCTCCGACTTGGACGCGATCGGTTCCAGGACCGAATAAAACTCTGTATTCATGATCACTCGGGACCTGCGCGATATTGGGCCGTAGGTGGGCTTGACGCCCGCTGACGGTGTTCAAAATGCAGGAGTGGTGGATCCTGCCTTTGCGCTCTTGTTTCAGCCAAGCGTTTTTACCTTCGGCCACTTGGCCTAGGTGTTTTTGTAGTTCCAAGATCCGAGCGAAGGCGTTGGCTTCGTCTGTCCCGATACCCCGCAGGGTCGGTTCATCGATCTTTGGTTTGCCGGAGTCTGTGAACTCCTTTGGTTTCCAACCCCTGAACTCTTGGAAAGCCCAGGCGATGTGATGCCGGCTGGTGGGGTTGAACTCCTTCAGCTTGCACATCGGCGCGTCTTTGACGTAGCCCTGCGGGCCGTTGTCGCGTCGAGGGGTGAAAGTGCCACCGTCTACAAATAAGAAGGTGGAACGCATCTGGTCTGAGAGTGCGTCGAGTTCTGTGCGGAGCTTGGACTCCAGCTGCTGCGCTGCCCGAACATCAAAGGGAAACCCCTCGCGTTCTTGCCAAGCCATGATGGTGGCAAGCCTGTGCTCGGTCTCGATGCAGGTCGCGTATTGCTCGAGCTTTGGCTCAAACATTCGCGCCACCTCCACCGACACGGTGACGTCTTGAGCGCAGTACTCGAGCATTTCTGCTGAGTAGGTGCTCCAGTCGCCGTCCAGCTGTTTGCCGAACTCGGATTTGTGGACACCGAGCCGGTGGCCCCAGGCCTCGAGGCTGTGTCTCCCGTACAGGTTGCCGGGCATGTTGGCCGGCTTGCTTCTGAAGTCACGATCCAGAAGATCAGTGAAGAACAGGCGGGACAGAATCAGGGTGTCGAAGGGCTTGGCCTTGGTGGTCCACTCCGGGTGGATCTCCCTGATTGCCTCGAGGTCATACCCGATGATGTTGTGGCCCCATAGCTCGTCTGCCTGCTGCAGCAGCTGGAGGCCTTCCTTGATTTGGTGCGGCTCGAAGCGGTGCTCCTGATCAGTGTCAAGATCACGCGCCACGATGCAGTGGATTACAGACAGCCCACGCAGCAGGCCATCTGTTTCGATGTCGAAAACTAGCCTCATTCTTTGTTGGCTTTGATCGTGTTCAAAACGTTGACCAGCTGCTCTCGGACAACCTTTCCGCCGATGATCTTCTGAACCTCCAACCCGTCTTTGTCGATGATCAACAGGGTGGGGTAGAGCTTGAGGTCATAGGCCGCCACAAGGGCTGAGTGGTAGTCCTTGTCCATAAAGGACAAATGGGTCAGCAGATCGTTCTCGAGGCCCAGTGCAAAGTCTTTGGTTTCAGTGCAGGGCGGGCAGTTGCGCTTGGTGAACAAGACGGCACGGCTGGCCACATCAGAAGTCTTCATAGGTTGCGGGAGTGGAAGTGGGTTTGTCGTCGAATAAGGCGGGGATCAATCGGCCTGTGTCTTGTCCGTAGGTGAGCTTTCCTGCGGGGCCTGTGCGCCCGGAGAAGCGGTTTTTCAAGACCACCAGCTGGCTTTGGCCATCGCCTGCGCTGATGTCCCTTTGCAGGGCGATGACGATGTCTGAGAGCTGCGCGATTGCATGTGAGCCCCTCAGCTGGCCGAGTGACACCGAAGCGCCGTCCTCGTGGCCCTTGTCGCCCTGGGCGCGGCGTAAGTGGCTGATTAACAGCATCCCCACACCACACTCCTCGGTAAAGCTGCGGAGCTTGGTCATAACCACATCGATCAATTTGCGCTCGTCTGTTGACTCGTTACCGGACAACAGGATTGAGAGGTGATCGAGAACAATCCACTTCACCTCGTTTGTTTTGACGAGGTAGCGGATGTCGTTTAGGAGTTGATCGGGATCAATGCTCCCAAAGCCATCGCGTAAATAGACCCGTCCAGATCCAAGTGTTGAATCAAAAGCCTTCTTAAAATCATCTTCTGGAACTTTGTTATCTAGATGTAGTGGCTTGTTTGCAGCCACAGTCATCAGCCTCAGTCCAGTTCGTTTGACTGATTCTTCCAAGGCGATGTATCCAACGCTTTGGCCCTGATTGATGAGGGCCACTGCGATCTCCCCGGCAAGGAGGCTCTTCCCACTTCCGGATCCAGCCGTGAGCGTGACGAGCTCTCCGAGACGAAGTCCGCCAGTGATTTCGTTAAGGTCCGGATAAGGGTAATCAGCGTCACGCCCGTGAAGAGGGGAGCGAACCAAAGAATAAATATCTCGGCCATCGATTATTGATTTAGGTGAGTACTTGCGTTTGTTCCATACGGCCTGGCGGATGGCGTCAGTGTCCCCAGCCTGCAAGGCTTCACAGGCGTCCTTGTATTGAGCAAGGGCGGCTATGTAAACCTTTTCAGGTGGGAACAGTGACACGCATTCTTCGGTCGCCGCGATACCAGCCTCATCGTTGTCAAACATGAGGACGATCTCTTCAAAGTTGAGGAGATAATCCAGCTGCTGAGACAGTGCTTTTTTCGCACCTTGTGCTCCATTTGCAACGGAGCAGACCGGCCAATTGGGCCTGGCTTGCCAGACGGCTAGGCTGTCAAATTCGCCCTCTGTCAAAACAATGCACTTACCTTTTCCGAACAGTTGCTGTCCGAACAGGCGCTTGTCTTCGTTCTTACCGACCCACCTGAACTCTTTGTTTTGTGGTCGCTCCTTATAGGCGCAGACCCTGCCTGAGCTGTCGTAGTAGGGGAAACGAATGACAGGGCCGGCATCGACCCTGACGTTGAATTTCTTACACGTATCCTCAGTTATCTTCCGCGAACGGATTCCTGCGAAGTCACCGGCGTAGTTGATGGACACTGTGTTAGAAGCTGTTGGAAGAGATTCACCGTCGCCGCGTACAGAATGGCCGCAGCTAAAGCAATAGCCGCCACCGTCTGAGTAGACAGCGAAAGCATCACTACTGGGGCACTCCGGGCAGGCCGTGTGCCGAACGAATGTGTTCTCATCAGACATTGAGCTCTTTGCAGATCTCGATGTATTCAGTTAGCTGTTTAAGTATTTCTTGAAACGGAACACCTTGGTCCTCGAGACTGACGACAAACTGATCGATCACGATGATTAGATCTGCAGCCATGATGGTGGGATGTCGGGGTAAATGCACCATTGGAAACCGTGCTTTGTAGCCCAGTCCCCGTAGGTTGTTTTAGAGTTTTTAGAGAGAGTGTTATTGCGCTGAAATACGAAACGGATATCAAGTTCTGGATGCTGCGTTTTTAGAGCTAGGTGTTTACGTCGATCGCTTGGCTTAAAAAAGCCTTTGCACTCGATGATTACCCCGTTCTGCAGAAAGAAGTCCGGGGTGTATTTGCTCTCGGTCACATAGGCGAACTTCTCAGCCTCGAAGAGGTAGGGAACGCCCTGTTTGTCCAGATATTTTGAGAACCGATCTTCCAGGCCAGATCGGAAGCCGCTCATCAGAAGTCGTAACTGTCCCCGTCACCGACAACTGCTTCGGCCTTGCGGACCTGGGGCTCCGACGTTTTGTAGCCCTCGACCTTGCCGAAGATCGAAGCGACGTCCTCCACCGTCATCTCACCGGAATCCACAGACCCATTGCCGGTGGCCAGCTCGATGATCTGCAGGCCGATGACACGGATCGAGGTGTTGAACGTTCCGATCCCGTAGGGCTTCTGCTGCAGGATCAGCCGGACCTTTGTGCCCTTGCGGACGTCCTTGAGGATTGCCCTCTCGACCAGCTCCCCATCGGAGTCGATGATGATCGGCTCGGGTTTGGGTTTGCGGGTGCCGTCCCCTTCCCCGTAGTTGTATTTGATCAGGCCTGTCTCATCCCAGGCCGGCAGCCCCTCAGGCAGGCGTTGGCCGTTC